TATCTACACCAGCTACAGCACCAACTACTGGTAATACAGAAGTTAAGTTTGATGATGATCTAGGTCCAGCAGCTACAGTGGATAGTGTTAGCGGCTCAGATCCTTACACGCTTAACTATACGTTCCCTAGAACTACAGCTAAGCTATTCAGTGCAACAGGTTATCCGCTTTATCATGAAGTAGATGCTGAAAATGTAACCAGTGGCAATATACCCTACCTCCCAGTAGCTGGACAAACCTACACAGATCTATCTAGCCCTGTTAATACAGCAGGCACACTAGGTGAGACTTACGCAGGTAGCCCAGCTGCTACAGGAGATCAGTGGGTATATGATACTAACCTAACAGGTGATGCTAGTATAACGCTAACCGTAGACGCTCAAGGCTATTGGATATTGAGTGGTACGCCAAGTGTTACGAGTACAGCTAACTTCTATCGTATAGATAGTACAGGAACGGTAGACGTTAACGACACGATAACATTCTCAGCTGGCGGCGGTAGTTCGTCTAGCGTCATAGTTAGTGATATAGTAAGCGACATAGTAAGCGACATAGTAAGCGAGGTTTAAAGCATGTCAGAATTAATTAACAACAGATCAACAAGTGTTTCACCAGGCGTTAAAAACGTGGATATGCGCATGTCTTCAGGGGATGCGCGCCTACAAATGTCTGTGAATGGTTCGGCGTTCACAGATATAGCGAACTCAGTAAAAACAGCGGATAGCAATTTCAATATCACTGTTCCGGAATGCGAGATTAGAGCGGTCATTACAGGTGATGCCACGGTAAGTCTCGCTTATATTCGGTAAGGGGGATTTATGCCAACTACTTCAACAGAAATGGGCGGTAACTTCCTAACCGATGAAATCAAAGCCCAGATGCGCGAATATATAGAGAACTGTCCAAACAAGGTTCCTAGCATTTCAGGACTGGCCAAATATATCGGTTTCAACAGGCATACGCTATATAACTGGGCTAAAACTAGGAAGGAAGTAGCTAAAATCCTTGAGGATATACAGACCTTCCAAGAAGTTGAACTAATCGACAAAGGTTTAGGTAACGAGTTCAACCCAGCGATTACCAAGATGCTTTTAGCGCGTCATGGTTATGCGGATAAAGTCGAAACGGACGTGACAAGCGGTGGCCAACAGTTAAACGCATGGACTGTACAGCCGGTGACAACTAACACTGATGAGTGATGTCGAGCTAAGAATCCCTGAGAAGATTAGCTGGTTGCTATCCAAACCTAAACGGATCAAGATAGCGGTCGGTGGGCGTGGTTCAGGTAAATCAATTGGCGTAGGTGATATCATGCTAATGCTTGCCGATCATGGCGAGCGGATATGCTGCACGCGTGAATTCCAGAACTCTATTGACGACTCGGTACATGAAAGCCTTAAGCAAGAAATTGACCGGCTAGGCGCTGAAGGTTTCACGATCAATAACAACAATATCTATTCGTCTACGGGTGGCGAGATATTCTACAAAGGCTTGGCGCGCAATATCACCAGTCTAAAATCTATCGCGGGTATTAACAGGCTATGGATTGAAGAGGGAGAAAGCGTTAGTGAGAAAAGTCTTAGGGTTTTAACGCCCTCTGTGCGCTCTAGTGTAAAGAACAACCTCAGCGATGACGAAAACCCGCCTGAGATCTGGATTACAATGAACCGTAGTTCAAGAGAAGATGCGATAGCTAAAAAGTATCTATCTAGAGCGGAATCAGAACTGGCTAGGTGTGGGCGATATGAAGACGATCTGATCATGGTTGTTGAAGTGAATTACACTGATAACCCGTGGTTTCCTCCTGAGCTAGAGCAAGAACGGGCTGATGATAAGAATAACCTCGGTGAAGATGAATATGACCATATCTGGAACGGTCACTACAACGAAACCGTAGAACGAGCAATCATTAAAAAGGCGTGGTTTGATGCGGCAATTGATAGTCATAAAAAGCTTGGTATTACACCCACAGGCGCAACCGTTGCGGCGCATGACCCTGCCGATGAAGGTGGCGATTCTAAAGGGTATGCTTGCCGAAAAGGTATCTACTATTTTGAAGTTGATGAGATCCAAGCTAAGAACGGTAATGAAGCATGTGACGAAGCTACGTCAAGAGCTATTAGAAGCAATGCTGATCTGTTTGTTTGGGATGGTGACGGAATGGGCGCACTACTCAGGCGACAAATAGGTCAAAACTTTGACGGGATTAAGTGTGATTTAAGAATGTATCGTGGCTCTAATGAAGTAGAAGACAAGCTTCAGCGATATGAAGGTTTGGATTCTTTAGGCTCTAAAGATAAACCAAAAACAAACGCTGACACGTTCTATAATAAACGCGCTCAATACTATATGAAGCTAGCGCAACGGTTTTATAATACGTATTTGGCAGTTGTGAAAGGTCAGTATATTGATCCAGAAACGATCATTAGCATATCGAGTGAGATACCTTTACTTGATAAGTTGCGCTCAGAAGTATGTAGAATTCCCCGTAAGCCTAACGGGAATGGTAAAATACAACTCATGAGCAAAAAAGAGATGAAAGATAAGCATGATATTGATTCACCAGGTATGGCCGATTGTTTGGCAATGGGTGAAGAGATACCAGAGCTTAGACAGCCAGACGTTAACTTAGTATTCGATTCTATCAGCAGGTAATAACATGCCGTATAAACAAAATTACAGCGATCACAACAGCGTATTAGTTATGATTCGCAAAACACAAAACGCGGAGCAAGACCAGCGAGAAAAGGCGCGTGAAGCTAAACGGTTTTTGACTGAGCGTAACGGCCAATGGGATCAAGACAGCTACAACAAGATGGATGGCCGTTTCCGTGGCACGTTTGATATGTGTACGCCTATTATTGATGGCATCGCTGGTGAGATTGAGCAGAGTGATTTTACATTAAGAGTAAGCCCATCTGGGGGTGATGCGTCAAAAGATACTGCTAAAACGCTTGATGGCTTAATTCGTAATATTCGCAATATATCTAATGCTGAAGACACATTTAATAGCGCTGGCCGTGGAACTGTTACGTGCGGGTTTGACGCTTGGGAATGCGAAACAGACTATATAGACGGCGATTCATTCGATCAGGATCTGTTTATCCGACGCGTACCTAATGCGCTAGACTCTGTTTGGTTTGATCTTTCGTCCACGCTTCAAGACAGATCTGACGCTAACTGGTCAGTGAAACTGATTGCGCTCCCTGTTGATGAGTATCGCGCCAGATGGCCAAAAGGCGGTGCTATGTCAGTTGGTGATGATTCGCGTAGCTCTGATCCTGATTGCAAGTGGAATAGCAAAGAAATCGTGACGATAGCCAAGCTGTATTATAGAAAGCCGCGCATGATTGAAATTGTAGAAATGTCTGATGGCAAGGTTTATCAAGTAGACGATGATTTTAAGGCGGTACAAGATGAACTAGCTGAAGCGGGCATCACGGAAACACGTAGACGCAAGCGTAAAAGCTGGCGCGTATATTCTCGCTTGCTAGATGGTGGCGAATGGCTAGGCAAAGAAGAGGAAACGGTTTTCGACTACCAACCCTTAGTTCCTGTTTACGGTAATTTTGATGTGGTTGATAACGATGTTGTTTATTTTGGCAAAGTTGAAAACCTGTTAGACCCTCAGCGCGTTCTAAACTATGCGATGTCTAGAGATATTGAAGACGGCGCGTTATCACCTTCCCCTAGCTACTGGATGACCAGAAAACAGGCGGCGGGTAATGACTACTCGAAGATGAACACCGACCGGTCACCTATTCGACTGTATAACCCAGATCCAGACGCGCCAGGCGCACCGCAACAGCATGGCGGGCCAGTAGCTAGCACAGGCTTGCAAGCTACAATTGTGCAAATGCAAGAGATGATAGGCGCAAGCTCTAACACCTACGCGGCGCAACAGGGTAACGCCAATGCTCAACAGTCTGGTGTAGCGGGATTACAGCAAATAGAGCAAGGCAATGTAGGTAATATTAAATGGTTTAAGGATTTGGAAGTTGCTATTTGTTATACAGGTAAGATTCTTATCAATGCTATCCCACGCGTTTATGATGCAACGCGAATTGTTAGAGTGCTTGGTGAAGATGGCGAACCAGATATGGTTACACTAAACCAGACGGTGTTAGATCAAGACACAGGCGAGTTAGTAACGTTGAACGATCTTACAACTGGCAATTATGATGTTGTTTGCGAAGTCGGCCCTGCGTTTAATAGCGCACAGAAAGAAGCGGCTAGATCGTTTGAAGCTATGGCTTCTATCATGCCTGAGTTTGCTCAAATGGGCATGGATATTTGGTTGAAGAACAAGAAAGAGCCAGGTATGGATCTGATGGCTGAACGATTCAGAGAGCAATTGCTAAACGCTGGCGTAATACCTCAAGACCAATGGACTAATGAAGAGCAGCAGAAGATTGCACAAGCACAAGCTGAAGCAGCGCAACAACCTCAACAGCCAGATCCAATGACGCTAGCGGCTATGGCAGAGATGGAGAAAGCTAAAGCGGATCAAGCAGAGGCGGCGAATAAGCAATTTGAAACGCAAACTAACGCGGAACTAAGCGCGGCCAAGCTACAGCTTGAACGCGAGAAGATACAGCTAGAAACTCA